AAAAAGTTTATGATGAATTGCGTAATCTTGACCCAACTCATGACCATATGACATTTGAAGAGCGTAGGATTTTAGATGAAGAAAATAGACGTAGATCACGGGAAGCTATGGAAAGAGATATGGAGATGTATGGCTAATGGCAATGTCTAGCAAAACATTCGTAGCAAATAAGAAGGGGTTGTTTGATATAGCTCAATCTGAAGGTTTGATTGATGACGATTTCGCATTAGAGCTTCAAAACGCCCGTATTTCTATCAATGGTGAGGTTAGCAAAAGGCGTGGTAGAATAAAATTAAATACAACCGCCTACGCCGGTACACCTAATATTAATACGGTTACAGTTTTTGATGGAGATTTTGTCCCATCTTACGAAATTATAGCAACTGGTGGGGAAGATATAAGAAAATATAATAGTTCTACCAATGCATTTGATTTAATAGAGACTGGATATACTAGTGGTGAACGATTTAGTACAACTCATTTTAGGGGTAACTTAATCCTAACGAATGGAGAGGAGTTGCCGTTTAAGTATGGTTATGTTGGTAAACCGGCACAACCTACTACCGGCACGAGTGGCAGTGGTTCGTTGTCCGCAAGGACATATTTTGTAAAGACAACGTATGTATCGTCACAAATTGATCAAAGCCATATTACAAATAGTGGCTCTGATAATATCGGGGATACTTCATCTAATCTTTTTCGCTCTCAAGTGTTTCAGGCTGGGACTACATCCTGTATTAATCGAGTGAAGCTTCGATTAAAACGTGTAGGTAATCCTACTGATAATATACAAGTTTCCGTTAGAGCTACGGATGGTAGCGGGGTTCCCACGGGTTCGGATTTAACCAATCAGGTTTCAGTTGCGATATCTACTATCAAGACTGAATATCAATTCATTGAATTTGCTTTTAGTACTTATGCTTCATTAACTTCTGGTACTAAATACGCAATTATTATAACTCGTAGCGGGTCGGCAGACTCCTCTAATTATATCCAAATTGCTAAAGATACTGCCGGTGGCTACTCAGATGGGGGAGTATATTCATCGAGTGCCGGTTCATCTTGGACTGAGACTACTTCAACGGATTTTAATTTTAATACCTATCTTTTAGCTGGAGAATCAAAACCAAGTAATCAGAAGGAACAAGCTGTATCTGCAAGCAATGTTTTAACAGTAACGGCTCCAATAGCTACGGACGGTGCGGTTGCTTATAATGTTTATGTGTCGGAAACATCTAATGCTGAAGTCAAGCAGACCGAAAAGCCTGTAGCATTAGGGTCTAATTTCACAGAACCTGACAGCGGTCTGGTTAGTTTAGGGGCATTACCAACTATTTATACAAGTTGGTATACTAAGGAATTAGATGAGGTAACGGATTATGGTAAAATAGTATTTAGTATGAATGGCAGGATTTGGTTTGCCGGATTTGAAGATGAACCATTAAAGATCCTTGGGTCTGCCCTAGATAAAGATAATGATTATACAACTGCAAACGATTCGGTTGTTCTGGATTTGGGTAGCCATGTAACTCGTGGTGATGAAATTGTCGCTCTGAATCGTTTTGGTTTAACGAATAATCTTATTATTGCATTAAAGAATCATTTCATTCGTTGGAATGTACCGGCAGAATTTAACAGCATTGTTGTAAGTGATGTATTATTTAATGTTGGGGCAATGTCACAGAGATGTGTAACGAGCGTACCTTTTGGAAGATCTGACATATTTATGCTGGGCCAAGAGGGTTTAAGCTCTATTAATGTTGAGGTTATAACGGGTGGTCTTGGAGCTAAAAAACTCACTAAAAATATTGAAGATAGGTTAAAGCCTATTTTAGTTGGAGTTACAGATCAATCAGAAGTAAATGCAATTAATTTTAAATTTGATAGAGAATATATTGTTTCGGTTCCATCTGTTAGCAAGAGGTTTATTTTTGATTATGAATTAAAAGCGTGGTCTGAAGATAGAAATATTAAGGTTAATGATATGACTGTTACCCCAGATGGATTTCTTTTATCTGCCGGAGATGATGGGTTTGTTTACAGGGAATATCAAACATCTGCTCGTGTGAATGTATATGGGGATAGTAACAATGATTCTGATGTTTCTTTTAGGTGGGACACCCCTTGGTTAACTGTGGATAGAGCCGATGTAAAGAAAGCCTTTAAGTACTTTCAATTTAAGGGTACAGGTTCAGGAACTTTTAAGTTGGATGTTTTTTATGATTATGATACAACTGCTTATAAGAGTATCTATTTACAGTCTGATCCGTCCTTATGGGATGAATCAACATCTGAATGGGATTCCACTTATTGGGATTTCCCAGATATCAACAAGGTTTTAATCCCGCTTATAGGACGTGGAAAAGTGGTTAAATTTTCTTTTACCGCAACACACCGAGCCGGATTAAGTATATCTTACTACGGTGTTAAATATGTTAAAAGCGGATTTAGAGGAAACGACTAATGGCTACTGGATACACTAGACAACATGATTTTACTACAGATAGAGATGCAACTCCTCCTATCCCAGTAAAGGCTGATAGGGTTGACGCAGAGCTTGATGCTATTAAAACCTCGATAGATACTATTGTTGGGTCTAATGGCACAACGACTGCAATGATTGCTGATCTCGCAATTACCACGGCTAAAATAGCGGATAGTGCTGTGACTACAGCTAAAATAGATGACGGGGCTGTTACTTCTGCAAAATTTGCTGATGCTTCTATATCTTCTGCAAAGTTGGCAGATAATTCTGTGACTACAGCGAAGATTACAGATGCAAATGTAACAACCGCAAAGATAGCTGATTCAAATGTCACCACAGCAAAACTAGCAGATAGCTCTGTTACAACTGCAAAGATAGCAGACGTTAATGTTACTACTGCTAAGATAGCGGATGCAAACGTAACCACAGGAAAGATTGCTGATGATGCCGTTACTACTGCAAAGATAACAAACGCAAATGTTACTACCACAAAAATTGCAGACTCGAATGTGACAACGGCGAAAATTGCTGATGACGCTGTAACTACAGCTAAAATCCCAGATTCAAACGTAACTACAGCCAAGATTGCAGACGCAAATGTAACAACGGCTAAGATTGCGGATAGTGCGGTAACCACTGCAAAGGTGGCTGATGTTAACATCACTTCCGGCAAGATAGCAGATGGTGCTGTGGCGGAAGCTAAGATTGCAGATACCGCTGTAACCTCTGGCAAATTAGCCGACAATGCTGTAACCACAGCTAAGATTACAGATGGCAATGTTACGACAGCTAAATTAACAGATTCTAGTGTTACTACAGCAAAGATTGCAGATAGTGCAATTACTAATGCAAAACTTCCATCTGGCATGGCTTTAGATGCTACTAAAATTGCGGATGGCAGTGTAAGTAATGCTGAGTTTCAAGCATTAAATGGTGGGATGGATGCAACTAAGATAGCTGATGGTAGTGTTACTAATACTGAATTTCAATATTTGGACGGGACTACATCTAATTTACAGGGTCAATTTGATAGTTTAGTAGACCCCGGTTTCAGCGTTGATGAAACTAATACGAATACAGCCAAGAATAAATTTGTTTCAAATAATCTAGCCAAAGGATGGCAGGATACAAAGACAGCGTTTGATGCTGGTACTCAAGCAGTTCCATTAACCATGGATCACGAGAGTACTCCATCAGCCCCTGCGTCTGGTAAGAATAAACTCTATTTTAAGAATGATGGAAAACTATACAAGATAGATAGTGGTGGGTCAGAAGCACAAGTCGGAGGAGATTCCGATGCGGTTGTAACAAATACTTCTGACATCTTCACTACTAATGTAAGGTTGATCGAACAGCATGGAACTTCCGCTTATTTGATGGAACGGGGTTTCACAGATGAGTTGGTAACATCTAATGACATGATAGATGAGAGTGCCAGTACAGGATATACATATAATGCTACCGATGATTACTATCAGAATACTGCTGGTTCGACAGGGCAAACGGTTGACCATGATTATAATACCGAAAGTGAAAGCCTACAGTTAGAATACACCAAAACAAACTTAGGTGCTGGGAATATTACGGTGTCAGATGGCCCTCATACGGTTACAGCCGTAGGTGATGCTAAGATTAAGACGAGCGATGTGAAACCAAACACATGGACAATCAGCGGGACTAGCAACACCTCAAGTCATTATAAATTCGGATCACGATCTTTATACACAGACGGTGATAATTCAGATTATGTAAAAACTACTGATTGGAACACTGATATTACAGGCCAAGATTGGGCCGTTGAGTTTTGGTTTAAAGATACTGAGTCAGCCACAAGTAATCATCATGTATTTGCTTTAACTAAAACTGGAGATACTTATAGTAATTTTATTGAAGGCTGGTTTTTAAGTGGTGAATTTAATTTTAGACTTAGAAAAGCTAGTTCAACTATTTTTACCATAACGGGTTCTGGTTCATCTTTTTCTACGACTGCATTTAGACATTTTGCTATTGTATATACTCATAGTTCAACTACTTATGAAATGTTTTCCAACGGTACACGCATAGGTACTACTACTGATGCAACCGCCCCACCAGATTTCTCTAGTGGGTATGAGTTGAGACTAGTTGGCCCTAATGATATGGATGGTGCTGGCATGAATGGTAAGTTAGATGAGTTCAGGTTTAGTGTAGGAACTAATCGTGGTTATACAGGCTCAACACTAACTGAACCATCGTCAGCTTTTACGGTTGATGCAAACACTAAAGCTCTTTTACATTTTGATAGCCATGCAAGCAATGTAACGGATGAAGTTGGTTCAACTATATCACCCAAGTTCGG